ACAGCGACATCATGCTGCATATGATCGAGACGGTCCGCAAGATATTCAATTTGCCGCCGGTCAGGTATTTCTTTTTCGAGACGGGGCTTGAGATGGAGGCAACGCGGCGGCACGTGAAGGAAACGGCTGAGCTGTACGGCGTGGACATCCAGACCGTCCGCCCGAAGAAGAACATCGTGCAGGCGACGCGCGAGTATGGGCAGCCGTTTGTATCGAAGATCATGTCCGCCGGTCTGGAGGCGGTGCAGAAGAAGAACATCCCGCTTTCCATTGCCGACGAATACGATCGGGCGGAGGATAAGGCAGCGAAACGGAAAGAACTGAAAGGACGGTATCCCGGCTGCGAGCAGGCGATCAATTTCCTGTGCTGCTGCAACTCGGCAGGAGAACCGCGCCCGAACATCCAGCTTGTCATCAACAGCTCGAAGTACATGCTGGATTTCATCCGGGAAAATCCGATTCCGTTCCGCGTCAGCAATCACTGCTGCGACATCTGCAAAAAGCAGCCTGCGCACGCCATCGAGAAGCAGTTCGACATGGTAATTACCGGCGAACGCCGCGACGAAGGCGGGATGCGCTCTGTGCCGCGCAGCGACAGTTCGACGATGTGCTTTACAGAGACGGCGGCAGGAAAGTTCCGCCTCAGACCGCTGTATTACGTCTCCGACGCGGACAAGCAGTGGTACAAGGACTTCTACGGCATTCGGTATTCGGACGCCTATGAGGTCTACGGACTCAAGCGCACAGGCTGCTGCGGCTGCGCGATCTCGGCAAGAGCTGCGTCGGACCTAGAATTGATCCGACCATATGAGCCGAACGTTGTAAAGGCTGCATGGGCGATCTTCGGGGACAGCTACCGCTACAGAGCGCAGTACAACGAATACAAGGCGATACGCCGGGAGCATGAAAAGGGCACGAAAAGTGAGAAGCCAGGAGAACTGCCGGGGCAGATGCAGTGGGAGGATGTGACGAGATGACTTACGCAGAAGCGATAGAATCGCTGCGCAACTGCTTCGGTTTCGGAACATGCAGCGAGTGTAAGGCGAAAAGCATGATGGAAGAAGACCCGCTACCGTGTAAGCTGGACTGCAAAGACCGTCTCGGCCTTTATGCGGCAGATCTGATCAAGCAGTTGGCCGTCAAAAATACGACGCTGGAAAATCAGCTGTTTTATGCGCGGGCGGAGAGAGATGTCGTGACAAAACGGATGATCGAGCTGGAGATAGAAAAGGCGAAATTTGTTAAGGAGTGCAAACAATGAAGAGTAAAGATATCATCGCGGCGCTGCGGTGTACATCTACGCCGGGCGGTCCCACAGGGAACTGCGAGAAGTGCCCATACTGGAAGAAAGAACAACTGAGCGGAAAGCTCAAAGAGAGGCTGGGAACGGATGAGTGGACAGGCTGCGACGTTGATAAGATCGGCCTGGACGCAGCAGACCTGATCGAGCGCTTGAGAGCCGAAAACGCAGCACTTCGCGAGGGTGCGAGTCTCGGAAAATTAAAGCGCTCGCAGAAACAGGCTTACGAAAAGTCAATCAAGTTTTTACGAGCGTTGGCAGATGGGCAGGCAAGCGAGATCAAAAAGCTCCAAGCCGATCTGGACTGGAAGACCTTATTTGCTGAATCGGCGCTGGATGCGCAGGAGAGGGCGGAGAAGGCCGAAGTCGAGAGGGACGCGCTGCTTGAGCAGATAAAAGCGCGTCGATCGTGTCTGAATTGTAAGCATTTCGACTACTGCGAATTTGATAATGCGACTGTCATCGACTGCATGAACTGCGTGACGAAAAATTGTCCATGTTACCAATGCGGCAATTCCAGCCGCTGGGAATGGCGCGGCTTGCCGGAAGCGCCGGAGGAAGGAGAAAAGGCATGAGCTATATATTCGCGAGCGACCAAAAGAGCGTTATCGATTCCAGTTTTGTTGAGCGTTTCTGCCTTGTAGAAAAGCCGGATGCCTGCATGATCGTCGCCAGTTATTCGGCAGAGCGCATGGTGACGATTGGCAAGTACAAAGATCGAGCGGAAGCGGACGGTGTTCTGTACACGCTTTACCGCGCACTCGGAACGGACGAGCCATTCTTTGAAATGCCGGACAGCGTACTTTTTCATGGGAATACAAAAAAACGAGACGCGCGGACAAAAAGAAAAGGAGGAAGCTGATGGAACGACTGACATTTGACGGCAATTTCTGCGACATTGCGCAATGCCGCGAACTGCCGTGTAAGTATGGCGGGAACTGCTCGCAGAAGCAGGTGTGGGAAAGACTCCTGGAATACGAGGATACTGGGCTGTCTCCGCAGGCGTGCAGGCAGGCTCACGAAATCGAAGAAGGGCTTTCTGGCGAAGACTATTCCATCTCGCGTATGGTCGAGCTGATGAACGCCGACAAGGCCGGGCGCGTCTTGATTCTTCCGTGCGAACCGGATGCGATTTACTGGGAGAAGGTAGGCGGCATTCTGGCGCAGTCTCGATTTGAAGGTTTGAGCGTCTACGAAGACGGCACGATTAAGTACGCTGGTTACGGCATGGAAATCTGCGCGGAGGACATCGGCAAAACCGTTTTCCTCACCAGCGAAGAAGCCAAGGAGGCTTTGCAGGAAATGGAGGGCAAGAAGGATGGTTAGTTATCCTTACAAGTGCGACTACTGCAACGGCAAGGACAACAGGTTTATGCGTCTGAACAAAACAAAGGACTACAGCGCGATCGAAATGTCGCTGAACCCGCAGGGTATGCTGCGTGTCCGCGTCGGCGACGACGGAGCCGGGAACTTTGTGACGCAGGATATTATAAGCGTCCGGTACTGCCCAATGTGCGGACGGAGATTCAGGAGGGAAAAATGATGGCTGATTATATCCGGCGCGAGGCTGCTATTCTGACAGTACGGCGCTACGCGAAAAACGCGATAGACAAAGAGGTGAAGGAACTCGATGTGGTAGACGATGTGGTAAACATTGTTAAAGAACTGGAGAGCGTGCCCGCCGCCGACGTTGCGGAGGTGGTGCATGGGAGATGGATTCCAACTCATGATGAATTTTGCCAATGTTCGATATGTAAATATCCAACATACATTGCATGGAATACGACAAAATATTGCCCCAACTGCGGGGCGATGATGGATGGAGGCGCAAAGAATGACTGAATACATTGACCGGCAGGCGCTTGAGGCTGCGCTGAATCACAGGCTTTCATACCTAATTGAGGAATACAGCGTGTTCGACCATTATACAACTGGATACGCCGATGCAGTCTTTGCTGTCGAGGACTTCCCATCCGCAGACGCCGTGCCGGTGGTTCACGCGAAGTGGATACCGTTCCATAGCGAAGCGGCGGGAGATATTCAGTATTGCTCGGCGTGCGACATCGGATTTGACGCACGCATGGATTACTGCCCACACTGTGGGGCGCGCATGGACGGCTGGATGGAGGACGCAGACAATGGATGATTTTGAGAAGATCAAAATTAGGTTGGGAGAGCCTGAAGCGCTTGCGCAGTTGGCAGAGGAATGCGCAGAACTGATTCAGGCGGCACTGAAACTGCGGCGGGCACTCGATGGAAAGAATCCGACGCCGAAGACGGTAGAAAAGTGCCGCTTCGATCTGATCGAAGAATACACCGATGTTATCCACTGTGCCCTTGTGCTTGGCATTGATATGAATTTAGAACAAATCCAGCAGAAAACAGAGCGGTGGAAGAAGCGCTTGAAAATTGGAGGAGAAAACGGCAATGAACATCACACTTTTGAAGTCCCCCACCGATGAGGACTGGGCGTTTGCCAAGCAGTGCGCTTTAGTCACCATCGGCAAGGGAATGAAAACTGCACCGGATATGGAGTGGAAACACTCCATTCTCCGGGCACGGCACAGCCCAATCCGGACGCTACAGTTCGCGTTTTACCTCGAGGGTGTTCCGTACTGGGTAAGCACCCATTTAGCCCGCCACGTCCACGCACAGCCGTTTATCCGGTCTCAGCGGAACGACCGGCAGGACGAATATGACCGGAACGCAGCGAGGCAGGACGCGCCTGTAGACATGATCTGGTACATGAACGCCGAAGAGCTGATGACCATTGCAGAGAAACGCATCTGCAAACTGGCGGCAAAAGAGACACGGGAAGCTGTTCTGATGATGCGCTGGTTGGTGGTCAACCATTGCCCGGAGTTTGAAGGGCTGCTCGAGCCGCATTGCACGAAGTATGGCGCGTGTGACGAGATGAAGCCGTGCGAGACTGGAAGGAGGCTGCAAGGTGGGAACGATTCTGGCGAATAAGACCATGACGGAGAAGGAATACCGCACCCATCCGGCAATCAGCCGGTCAGAGCTTTGGAGATTTCACGAATCCCCGCAAAAATTCAAGTACGCGAAGGAGCATCCACCGGAGCCGACGCCTGCGCTTCTGTTCGGGCAGGTGTTTCACAAGCTGGCGCTCGAGCCGGAGACGTTTTCTGAAGAATTCATCGCCGCACCGGAGATCGACCGGCGGACGAAAGACGGGAAAGCCGCATGGCAGGAGTTTTTGCAGGCGGCGGAAGGGAAGACCGTTGTGGACGCGGAGATGCTGCAACAGGCGGCAGAAATGGTGGAGGCTTTGCAGGCCGTGCCGTTCGCGGTGAAGCTTCTGCACGGGGCGCATGAGACGCCGTTTTTCTGGATGGACGCGGGGACAGGCGAGGCGTGCAAGTGCCGCACGGACTGCCTCTGCATGGATTTCAGCCGGCCGGTCATCGTTGATCTGAAGACCGCGAACGACGCGAGCACGGAAACCTTCACGCGCGACGCGGTGAAGTACGGCTATGATCTGCAAGCGGCGATGTACTCCGAGGGTGTGGAGGCGAATATCGGGGCTGCGCCATTGTTCGTTTTCATCGTTGTGGAGAAGGCCCCGCCGTATGCAGTGAACATTTTTCAGGCGGACGAACTGTTCGTGCTGCGCGGGCAGATGCTGTATCGGGAATATTTAAGCGAATACCATTACTGCAAGCAGATCGGGAACTGGTACGGATATCTCGGGAAGGACAATCAAGTGAACAATCTCGCTTTGCCGGTCTGGCTGGCGAAGGAACTGATGTAGGAGGTTACATATGGCAAACGAAATTATGGAGTATAACAACCAGAGCGCACCGAATATGCCGCATATGGGCATGATGGCGAAGCTGGACAATATCAATCAGGGCACGGTCGCCATTGAGGCGAACCGCGCGATTGCAGAGGCGCAGGGCAAACTTTTCATTGCAAAGCGTTTCCCGCGCGACGAGGTCGAGGCTTACGCGAAGGCGATGCAGGCGTGCCAGCGGCCGTCTATGGCGGAGAAAGCATTTTACAGCTTCCCGCGCGGCGGTCAGACGGTCTCCGGCCCGACGATCCGGTTCGCTGAAGAGCTGGCCCGATGCTGGGGCAATATCGACTACGGTATTAAGGAACTGTCGCAAGATGGCGGCAAGTCCGAAATGCAGGCGTATGCTTGGGATCTGGAGACGAACGCGCAGAGCGTCCAGAACTTCACGAACCCGCACCAGCGGGAGAAAACAGACCGGCGCACGAAGACCACGGTCATGGAAGATCTGACAAGTCAGCGCGATATTTACGAAAATAACGCGAATATGGCGACGCGCAGGCTTCGGGCGCGGATTCTGGCTGTGCTCCCGGCGTGGTTCGTGGAAGATGCGATCGAAGAGTGCAAGAAGACGCTGGCGGGTAAGAACGAGCTCCCGCTTATCGACCGCGTCAAGAAGATGGTCGTGCAGTTCGGCAAGCTCGGCGTCACGCAGGAGCAGATCGAACTTCGGCTCAAAAAGAAGATCGACGCGATGAACGCGGACGATTTTTCGGAATTCATCGGCATTTACAACGCCATCAAGGGCGGAGAGAGCAAAATCTCCGAGTGGTTCGAGGCCCCGAAGACGGCGAGCCAGCTTACGGAAGAGCTGAACCGGCAGGAGGAAGCGGCGAATGTTGAATAAAACTGTCGTACAGGGAAGGCTTTGCGCTGACCCGGAGATGCGGCAGACGCAGAGCGGTATTTCCGTCTGTTCGTTCCGCGTGGCGTGGAGCGAAAAATACAAGGACACGGAGCGGAAGCTGTTCCTTTCGTGCACGGCGTGGCGCGGGATGGCCGACATGATCTGCGGCTATTTCTACAAGGGCAAGGAAATCGTCGTGGAAGGCTCTTTGCATACCGAAGAGTACACGGACAAGGAAGGCACCAAACGTTCCGCGATCAAGCTCAACGTCGACCGTGTGCACTTCTGCGGAAGCAGGAGCGACGCTGACGGCGCACCCGCTTCAGCCCCGGCAACAGGCGGTTTTACGGAGCTTCCGCCGGGCACAGATGATGAACTCCCGTTTTAAGGATGTGAGTAGATGCAGGCAGAACAGGTAACTGTACCGGAGTACAGCTACACGAAGGCGGATTTTCTGACGACAGTCCCATATGACAAGCTCTTTGAGCTGCATGATCTTCCGTTCCTGTATGAGCAGGCGAAGGTAAAACTGGAAGAGAACGCGCTGGCCGTCGGATTCCGGCAGTTCAAGAAGATGCTCGGTCAGTACGTCAAGATGGAAATGGAGTCGCGGCGGCAAAACCTGATCCCGAACTCCACGGAGTTTGACGGGCAGTTTATGGAACTCAACTGCGGGGTATGGGAGGCGACGGACGTCGGCATTTTCCGCGACACGCCGAACGGCGGCAGGGAGTGCGCGTGCGCCCATCCGATCATGCCAGTGAGAAGGCTTGTGAACATCGACACGAACGAAGTCAAGCTCACGCTGGCCTTTCGCCCGCCGGGCCAGAACAAGCGGTGGCGGACGACGATCGTTGACAAAGCGACGGTCTCCACGTCACGAACCATCACGCAGCTGGCAAGTCAGGGGATCTCCGTGACGAGCAACAGCGCGGGGGCGCTCGTGGATTACCTCAACGACATTGAGAATCTGAACTACGACATTATCCCGGAAGCGAAATCGATTGGAAGACTCGGCTACATAGACGGGGAGGGCTTCTCCCCGTATGTGGACGAGCTGGTATTTGACGGGGATGAGTCGTTCCGGAACCTGTATGCGTCCGTGCGGGCAGGCGGGGACGAAATGGCGTGGTATCAGACGGCGCTCGAGTGCCGGAAGATGTCAATTACGGCGCGGATCATGCTGGCCGCAAGCTTCGCTTCGCCGCTTCTATCCATCGTGGGAGCGCTGCCATTTTTCGTGCACCTTTGGGGCGTGGACAGCGGCACGGGCAAGACCGTCGCTTTGATGCTGGCGGCGAGCGTATGGGGAAATCCCGCGCTCGGCAATCTGACGCAGACGTTCAACGGCACGCAGGTTGGACAGGAGCGGACGGCGGCGTTTCTCAACCATTTGCCGATGTGCCTCGACGAGCTCCAGCTTACGAAGAACAGCAAGGGACAGACGAACTTTGACGTGTATCAGCTCGCGCAGGGCGTAGGCCGGGCCAGAGGGCGCAAGACGGGCGGACTGGAGAAGACGCCGACTTGGGATTGCTGCTTTCTGACGACGGGAGAGTCGCCGCTCACGAGCCTGTCCAGCGGTGCAGGCGCGGTGAACCGCGTCATTGACATCGAGTGTACGAGCGGCACGGTAGCGATCTCAGACGGCCACAGAATTTCGAGCGTCTTAAAGCAGAATTACGGGTTCGCGGGCGAAAAGTTCGTCGAGCAGCTGTATGCCGACGAAAAGACGAAAGACGAGATCCGCAGCATTTATCAGGATTATTTTGCGGAGCTGTGCGCCGGGGACTCGACCGAGAAACAGGCGATGGCGGCGGCTGCGATCCTGACGGCGGATTTCGCGGCGACGGCGTGGTATTTCAAGGATGATAAGCAGCTGACCGTGGGCGAGATCTGGGAGTTTCTGGCGTCCAAAGAGGCGGTTTCGGCCGGCAACCGGGCGTATGAGTTTATCTGCGGCTGGGTGGCAAAGAACGCGAACAAGTTCTATGACGACGCGAGCGAGGAAGCGCCGAAGGGCGATGTCTACGGGAAGATCGAAGACGGCTTCGCGTGGATCATATCGACGGAGTTTGACAGGGCGATGCAGGAGGCGGGGTATTCCCCGGCGGCGACAAAGAGCTATCTGAAGTCAAATAATCTGCTGCTGGTCCGCGGGGGCGGGAAAGGGATCACGCTTCGCAAGCGCATTTGCAAGACGATGAACCCAAGCTGCGTCGTGGTAAAGCTGCCGCTCGACGATGAATTTGAAGGCGACGATGACCTTTTGCCGCTGTAAAACGCACGGTGTCGCACTTCTTTTACGAAGTGTCGCAGTGGGTGCGACATTTGGTGCGACACTTTTTATGCTAAAAATATTTGCATAATCTATGTATAACGATGAATGATCGGCGCGTTTGCATATTAAAAATTTGAGCTTTTGGAAGTGTCGCACTGTCGCACCTGTCGCACCGAAAAAACAATACTATATAGGAAATAAAAAAATGCACGTTTTCAACTTTTATTTTCCCTATATAGAAACGGTATAAATAGGTGCGACAGTGCGACAAAACCCGGAAACCCTTGCGGCGCAAGGACTTTTTCGTCGCACCTATGGTGCGACACAGGTGCGACGGTGCGACACATGGAGGTGAGAGGCATAGAATTACGAGAGTATCAGGAAGACCTTTTCGAGAAAACCAAAGAAGCGTTCCGGGCGGGACGCAGGCGGGTGCTTGTCGTTGCGCCGTGCGGCGCGGGAAAATCGTATCTCTTCGCGTCGATGGCACAGGGCACAGACGGGGGCGTTCTGGTGCTGGTGCACCGGCGGGAGCTCAAGCAGCAGCATGAGGCGCTTTTATCGCAGCTCGGGATCACGAACACGAGAGTCAATACATACCAGACAGAGCGGAACCGGCTGGGACAGTATCCGACGCCGCGGCTGCTGATCGTGGACGAAGCGCACCTGTCCCGGAGCCGCGGATGGTCTGAGATTGTCGAGTATTACAGCACATGGACTGTGGGACTGACGGCGACGCCGGTACGGCTCGACGGAAAGCCGCTGGGGGATATCTATTCGGCGATGGTGCAGGGCATTACCACGAAGGAGCTCATTGCGCAGAACAGGCTTTCGCCGTATGAATATTACGCGCCGGTGACGGTCGACACGGACAACCTGAAGGTTCAGGCGGGCGACTTCCTGCTCAAGGACTTGGAGCGGCTGATGTCTGACCGGGCGATATACTCGGACGCCTTGAGGTCTTGGGAGCGGATCGCGGGCGGTGAGAAGACGATTGCATACTGCGTGTCCGTGAACCACGCGAAGGAAACGGCCCGTGTTTTCTCAGATGCCGGGTATCCCGCGGCCGAGATCGACGGAACGACGCCGGAGAAACAGCGGACACAGATCATGCAGGACTTCCGGGATGGAAGAATCACGGTGCTCTGCAACGTCGGGATCATCTCCGAGGGCGTGAGCATTGACGATGTGACGTGCTGTTTGCTGCTCCGGCCGACGGAAAGCCACGCGCTCTACTGGCAGCAGGCGATGCGGTGTATGCGGTACTTACCGGGGAAGACGGCGAAGATCATCGACTGCGTCGGAAATTACGCGCGAAATCCGCTTCCGGACGCTGACGTGACATGGAGCCTGACGGCGTCCGTGAAGAAACCCTCGAGGATGAACGCGGCAGGGGACTTTAAGATCCGGACGTGCCCGAACTGCTTCATGGTGTTTCCGATGGCTCCGGAGTGTCCATACTGCCACACGCCGTATCCGATGCACCCGATGGAGATCAAGGCGCACGAGGAAATCGAGCTTGAGCGGATCACGGAGGAAAAGAAGCGGGAGCTTGAGCGCGTGCGGAAGCGGCAGCGCATGGAAGTCGGCAGGTGCAGAACGTTTGACGAGCTTTTGAGAATCCAGAACGAGCGCGGCTATAAGCAGGGCTGGGCGTTCATTCAGGCGAAGGCGAAGGGAATACCGATACGAAGGGGGATCACATGAATCAGGAGACGATTTTACAGAATCAGATCATTGTGGCACTGTGTGCGAGCGGCTGCGTGGCGCGGAACCACACGGTAGGAAACTTCTGGACAGGCTACGGCGGGCGCGTGAACGTGGGAAGCCACGGAGATGCGGACATCTGGGGGCACAGGATCTCAGACGGGAAGGCGCTGTATATCGAAGTGAAGCTTCCGGGTGAGCATCCGCGGCCCGATCAACAGAAGTTCCTGGACACGATGGCGCAGACAAATGCACTGGCCGGTGTCGCGCACAGCGTAGAGGAGGCGTTAAGCATTGTCAACCGCGGGAAGCCTTCCGTTTGAGGCGCAGGCGGCCCGTGGGGAGCCGATGCCGAACAACCTGACATTCCCGGATATGGTGATGTATCAGGCGCTGGCGGCGCTCTATGGGCGCTACAGGCAGAAGACGATCACGCGAGACCGCGCGAGCTTTGAGAAGAAAGCGCTTCTGAGCGAGTACGAGGCTTTGAAATTCAAATGGAGTTTGGGCGATCACTGGGCGCAGATTCTGAAAGCAACGGAGGCGGCGCAGTGCGCGTATCGGAAGCATAGGACGCTCGAGAACGCAGATAAGCTGGTGTGGGCGTTGGATGGGGTAAGTACATAGAGGAGAGAAAGAATATGAAGAATTTTCTTGCAATTGTTTTGCTATCGGCACTGTTTATCGCGGTGGGCCTGCTTTGCGCGAAGCTCTGGTTTGAGTTTGTAATGGGGCTTCCGGCTCCGCTGTGGTTCAAATTTGCGCTACTGCGATAGGTGGAATGAAAACGGAAGCTGCACCTGATGAGGGTGCAGCTTCTGTTATTCCCACGGGCGGCGGGTTATGTCTTCTTCGTAGGGGATGCCGGGGCGCTGGCGCCTCAACTCTTCCGCTCTTGCAAAAGCTTTTCTTCGTTCTTTGCCGGGGAATACCTCGCGCAGGTCCTGCGTTTTTGTGCCGTCGGAAAGTGTTTTCGCCAGCGTGATAACGTACTCTATATGGCCTTTCCAATGCGGGACGCGCTCGAGCTTCAAGAGATACGTATAAGGCAGCGTTTCCAAGTCGGCATACCGGGCAGCAAGGACGCGGCGGTAGTCCTTGAGATCGTCTACGAGCTTTTCCAGGCGCTTGATGTCCTGCGCGGCGGTCTTATCTCGGTACGCGACTTCGTCGGGCGTGGTAAGCTTCTGAAGCGCCTGCACGAAGATATAAACGCGGGTTTCGGCTTGCGGCTGCTCGTGCCCGTACTGGTTCAGAAGATCGTGGTAGCTCATTCTGCGTCCACCTTTTCAGCGTGGATGTCGTACAGATGCGCAGCGGCATTTGCAAAGCTGACTAAGTCAGACCCGGTCATTAGCTGTTGCGTTGCGTCTTCAATCCAGCTGTCAATGATGGATACCGTGTAAAGCGCGTTGCGGTCGATGTCTGCAAGCTTAAAGTTCTTCGCCATGATGTGCACTCCTTTCATTCGCGGGGGGCGGCTTACGCCGTCGCCCCGATCTTTTCGTACTTGGTGGACTCGCCCGCGGCGGTGTAGACCTGAGAACCGTACTTGCGGCGGATGTCGGTCATCGTGGACTTGCCGCGCCGCCAGTGCTTGCCGGGCTCTTCGTGATGCCAGTACCAGAGCTTCTTATTATTGCTCCAGCGGCAGCCAGCAGCCTTCAGGCCGTCTTTGTTTTCGCGGGTATTGCCACCGATCCAGAGCCATGAGCCGCAAAGCTCGATCTCCAAGCCGCCCATGCGGACAAGCACGTTGATGATCTCGATGAATTCGGCCGGCGTTTCGGTGGTCTGGTGGTACTCGTCGGCGCTGGCGTTGTGCTGCTTTTTCAGAAGCTCGTGAAGCGTTTCGTATTCGGCGTTGATCGCCTTCATGATCTCGACGTCACCGCCCCGGTCGGGATGGTTCGTAAAAGCAAGGCGTCTGTATTCTCTCTTGAGCTCGTCCAGCGTGTTGGTGTTCGTGAAGTATTTCATGTTGTTTCCTCCCCGGCGATGCCGTCGTTGTGTTTTGATGGCTCAATCATAAACGTTAACGGTTATTTCGTCAAGAGGCAAGTTGCACAAAAGTTAACGGTTATTTCTGGTGAATTTTATACGTTGACGGTTACGCGGTGAAGGTGTATACTCGAGAGGAAGCGAGGTGACGCAATGGCAGTCAGCGACGCGCACAAAAGAGCCTCGGCGAAATGGAACGCCAGCCGGGACAATATCATGATCCGCCCCGAGAAGCAAGAGGGGCAGAAGATCAGAGACGCAGCCGCCCGCGCAGGGCAGAGCGTCCAGACGTTCATATTAAACGCGGTAAGGAGGGAAATTGAACATGGGAATGACCGATAAGCAGTTTCAAAGCTGGGTGCGGTTCCTGCTCGCGATGCTGAAAGATTATATCGCGGAGAAAGACCCGAAGAAGAAGGAAGCAAAGCTTTCTGAGATCGTGGACAACCTGCAAAAGACGTTGGAAGACTGATACAAAGCCCCGCACAAGATCATCTTGTGCGGGGTATTTCTTTGCCCCTTGGGAAGCATGATTTGCAATGTTCTAGTATTATTCTGGACTTATGGTATGCGAATAATGCTGCGCCCTGAATAGGGCCAGATTTGATAAGGCCAGACACTGCGGCTGGGCTGTTTTGGGCGCTGGGAAATCCTGAAAAATCTTGTCAAGCCCCTGCGTCCACTATTTTATAAAATTTTTTCAAATCACGGTTTGGCCTGTGTTTTCAAGGCTTTTTTGCCCGAAAAAATCAATATTTTTGGGAAGTTATAACTGCGTTTTTATTTATGGCCTGAAAATCCGTGGTATATATACGTATGGGGAAGACTATACCGGTTTCCCATGCCGGAAGTTCTGATTTCTCCGAAAATTATGAGTGAATGCGTTTTGGTTCGAAATGTTCGGGAAGGAGGGTAATATGGCTGGGAAAGCTGCGTTTCCGCTGAGCTACAAGCAGGTAGTGAAGGCGATTGAGGAGTATAAGAGCAAGGTTGAATCCGGGGAATATCCGAAGGCTGATTGGTGGCATTTCTGCGGAACGATCGGGATGGATGCCGAAAGTGTGTCAAAGGCCATTAAGAATCCTCCGGCCAATAAAGTAGACGTCTCGCGGGAGCTAAAAAAGTTTGCTACGTGGATCAGGGGGCAGTACAACACCGCGCCGGGATGGTCCGGGCCGAACAGCTCGAAGTCGATCTTCGCCAATAAGCAGGATTTCGACGGCTGCAAGATGATCGATAAAGCAGATGACGGCAAGGGCACCGGGGAACTGACGATCAATATCGAGTTTGGAGGGTCAAAGACGGCCTTCAAGTAGCGAACGCAACCAAATATCTATTTTGTTGCGTTCATATTTTGCAAATAGTTCGATATACACCGAGTTTTATGTAGATAAGAGAACTATATATGTCCAAGTGGACATAAAAAGATTATGGTCTACTATTCTTCGGCATAATGCCGAGGCGCTTGGCTGGCGTGCGCTGGACGCCTTGGCGGGCGATAAAGAGGCCTCGCGCAGGCCAATAAGCCCCCGCGCGATTTTTTTGAGGGCCTGTGCGCGGGAAGGCGATTTTGGGTATACCCCCGGTCACGATGAATGGGCAATGGGAGGGGGTAGCGGAAAAACAGGGGGGCGTGTCTCTTAGTATGTATAGTTATATACAGCTCCCCCATATGGCCCCTTCCATAGCTTTTCCCTCATACTTCCAGATCAGGGTAGCGGAAAAATGGCGGCACCCTTCTTGATAAACAGAGCATGAAATTTTTCAAAAATCCTGTGTTGACCTTGGCGGTCAGTTTCAAATCCTCCTTTCTTTGGCGTCCCGGAGCAATCCGGGCGTCAAGGTGAGCACGGGAGAAAGGGCAGTGTATGGCGAGAAAGCAAACTGCAAAAGGCGGGGCAATCACGCTGAATCTGGGCTGTCCGAACAGTGAGCCACAGAAGAAGTTCTTTGAAAGCCGGGTAAAGTACACGTGCTACGGCGGGGCCAGAGGCGGCGGAAAGTCGTGGTGCACGCAGAGAAAGCCCGTGGGTGGGTGCATCGAATATCCGGGGCTCCGGATTCTGGTCATCAGGCGGCGGTATGAAGATCTTGAGAACTCCGTCATCGATCCGATTTTGAAGCTGATTCCGGAAAGCCTTGCTACATACAACGTGCAGAAGCACCTTCTGACGTTCGTTAACGGCTCGAGCATCAAGTTCGGCAACATGGATGGGTACGGTTCAGCGGTCACGGGCAAGTATCAGGGTCAGGAATACGACTGGATTTTCATCGAAGAGGCGACACAGTTCACAGAGCAGGAATTTCGCGGTATTGCGGCGTGCTGCCGCGGTGCAACACCATTTCCGAAGCGGGTATATCTGACCTGCAACCCCGGCGGCGTCGGGCATCAGTGGGTGAAGCGGATCTTCGTTACAAGAGATTTCCTTCCGGAAGAGAACCCGGACGATTATTTGTTCCTCAAAGCGACGGTCGAAGATAACGTCGACCTGTTGAAAGGCTCGCCGGATTATGTAAATGCGCTGAACCTTCTGCCGGAGGATGTCCGGCGGGCGCACCGGTTCGGCGATTGGGATGCGCTGTCTGGCGGCTTTTTCCCGGAATTCACGATCAAGACGCACGTCATTGCACCGTTCGCGATCCCGCCGGGATGGGCGAAATACAGGGCGTTTGACTATGGCCTTGATATGTTTGCGTGTTTGTGGCTGGCCGTGGACTATAATGGCAGGACGTATCTGTACCGGGAATATTCCGAATCGAGGCTTATCGTCTCGCAGGCGGCAAACGCGGCCATTGTGTCGACGCCGCCGGGCGAGAGGGTAGAGTACACGATCGCACCGCCGGATATGTGGTCGACGCAGAAGGACACTGGTAAGACGATGGCGCAGCTGTTCGCGGAAAGCGGACTTCCGGTCGTCAAGGCGAATAACTCGCGCGTGCAGGGCTGGATGGCGGTCAAGGAGCTTCTGAAGCCCTTAAGCGACGGAAAGCCGGGGCTTCTGGTGTTCAACACCTGCAAGGGAATCATTGACGATCTGATGGCAATCCAGCACGACGACAAGAACCCGTCGGACTGCGCCAAAGAGCCGCATGACATCACGCACCGGCCGGACGCGCTGCGGTATTTTTCGCAGCTTCGGACGCTCAAGCCGGAGCAGCAGGTTACCGCGGAGGAAGAAGAACACGAGGAAAGCTACAGCGATTACATGACCGGCGGAGAGGCCGACAGCAGCTATCTGAATTTCTAGGAGGGGCTTATGACAACGCCTGAATGGGTATTTTCCCGAGCCATCCATTTGATGGACGAGCAGAACGAGTCGAGCGGCGCAACGTCGACGCAGGATACGCAGGAATACCGGCTTCGGACGCTCAGCATCCTGAACGTCATGCGGCACGAATTGTTCCCGTATTCCGATACATTCCAGACGGGAGACGACGGAAAGCGGGCCGTCTGCCCGGAACTGACGGATTTCTCGGATGCCATCGGGCTGGACGATGTCATCGCGCAGGGCATCATGCCCTATGGGCTGGCCGCGCACCTGCTTCTGGGTGAAAATGACTCGATGGCGAGTTTTTTCAACGAGCGGTATTCCGAGCTTGTCGCGACGCTCGCGGCGAAGAAGCCTTCCGTCTGGGAGGAAATTACTCCGTATTACGGATTTTGAGTAAACAGCGGCCTACCAGAGCCGTGAATATGGCCTACCAGAGCCAGAAACAGGAGGAAGAAGCATGGATGAATTTATGGACGAAGAGTTCGGCGTAGACCTGAGCGACGTCGTTTCCGACGATGACGGCAACCAGACCGAAGAGGAAACCAGCGAGGAAACAGCCGAAGAGCCTGAAGAAACGGGCGAGCAGACAGAATCGCAGGAGCAGCCGGAGGAAGAACCCACGCAGGAATCGCCGGAAGAGCTGTTTGATCTGAAGTTCAACAAAGAAATCCGAAAGGTAAACCGTCAGGAGGTCACGGAGCTTGCCCAGAAGGGTTTGAACCATGACCGGATCTTGGAGCAGAGAGACCACCTGCAGCAGGAAAATGCCGAGCTTTTGAAGTTCAAGCAGGAAAACGAGGCGATTATTGGTCTACTGGACGCAGCGGCCCAGAAATCCGGCACAGACAGGGATACGTTTTTGCAGTCTGTCCGGGAAAATGCCTACGTTTCGCAGGGACTCAGCCGGGACGCGGCGCACGAGAGAGTGCTTCGGGAGGACGCAGAGCAGCGGCTTTCCAGAAGCGAAAAGCTCGAAGCCGAAAGAAACCGCTCACAGCAGTCTCAGCAGGAGCAGGAGCAGGAACAGGCACGGCAGCAGGATATCGACCGGTTTTTGAAGCTCTATAAGAACGTCGACCCCGGTACAATACCGAAGGAAGTCTGGGACGACGTGAGAAACGGGGAAACATTGGTTTCCGCGTATGGCCGGTATGAGAACCGGCAGCTCGCCGAGAGCAACCGCAAGCTTCAGGAGAGCATCAACGCGCTCAAGCAAAACGAGAAAAACAAGCAGAAAAGTATCGGTTCCGCGAAAACAGAAGGAAAGGAGACGGCGAAGGACCCGTTCCTTGAATACCTGTTGAGCGACGATTGACAGGAGGTAAAAAATGTCGAAAACCATTAACCTTGCAGAAAAGTATTCTGACAAGGTACAGGAAAGATTTTATCAGGATTCGCTGACGCAGAGCTCTTTTTCGAAGGATCTCGATATGGAGTTCGTCGGCGTCAGAACTGTTAAGCTCTACGAGACGCGCACCGCGCCCCTGAACGACTACACGCGTTCCGGTTCGAACCGCTATGGCACGCCGCAGGAGCTGGCTGACAGCATCTACGAGTTCCAGATGAAGCAGGACAAGGCGTTCACGTACACCATCGACAAGGGCAACGCGAAGGAGCAGTTCAACATCAAGTCCGCCGCGACGAGCCTGAAGCGTGAGATGCGCGAGGTCGTGACCCCGTACATCGACAAGCACCGCTTCAAGACCTGGGCGACGAAGGCCGGTATTCACAAGGCCCTGTCCGCGGCCCCGACGAAGTCCACCATCGCGGGCATCATCATGGACGCTACCTGCGCACTGGACGATATGTTTGTCCCGCAGAGCGGCAGAACGCTTTACATCCGCAACGACCTTTATAAGGCGCTCAAGCTCTGCGACGAGTATGTCAAGCTCGAGGGCATCGGCACGAAGTCCCTTGTGAAGGGCGTCGTCGGCGAATTTGACGGTATGCCCGTCAAGAAGGTTCCCTCCAGCTACTTCCCGTCGGACGTTTACTTCATGATCGTTCTGAAGGACGCGGCGATCTCGCCCATGAAGCTGAACGATTACAAGATCCATTCTGACCCGCCTGGTCTGTCCGGCGATCTGGTCGAAGGCCGTATCATGTTCGACGCTTTCGTGAAGCCCACGAGAGCAGACGGCATCTATGTCGGCTGCAAGGCGGATACTGCCGCGGAAACGCCGACGATCGTCATCGCGTCGAACGCCGCGACGATCACCTCGGAAACCACCGACGCGGTCATCAAGTATACCACGGACGGCAGCGACCCGCGCTTCAGCGATACCGCGCTGACGTATTCCTCGACCAGCAAGCCGACGCTTGCGGCGGGCGATACCATTAAGGCCGTCGCGACGAAGTCCGGCCTGTATTGGTCCGGCGTAGCAGTCGGTCAGAACTGAGCAATAGGGGCGGCGCACAGCCGCCCCTTTCCCCGATTGGAGGAAGTATGGCAAAAATCGTAACTTCGGACGTCGCGAAGGTTTTGCAGATCCAGAAGTTTCTGGGGCTCAATGAGTCGAAGGACGGCGACACGCAGCTGAAGGTCGGCGAGGCGTCCAAAATGGAAAACTGGCAGGTCACGCCGCAGAACCACCTGAAGGTCCGGCCGGGGATGCAGCTTGTGAAGAGCTTCACAGGGGCCGTGAGGGGCTTGTGGTGCGGCTATGTCGCGGGGAAGGAAACTATCCTCTGCGCGGCAGATGGCGGCGTGTGGGAGATTGCGGAAGTCAAGAGACAGCTCGGAACGCTTACGGACGCGCCGACGACGTTCTTCGGCTTTAACAACAAGGTCTATATTCTGAACGGCCACGAATATCTGTCGTGGGATGGGACCGGCACAGTGCAGACCGTGGATGGGTACATCCCGCTTGTCGTGACGGCAGCGTCTCCGAAGGGCGGCGGCACGACGCTTGAAAATGTGAACCGGCTGACGGGCAAACGGCGCGTCCGGTTTTCTGCTGACGGCGAGAGCACGCAGTATGTGCTTCCGGAGGGCGAACTTGTATCCATCGACCAGATTTATGTCGATGGAACCTTGATGAGCAGTTCGCAGGTCACGAAGGACACGACGGGTGGGAAAGTCACGTTCGCCACGGCCCCGCAGACGGGAAACAATAACGTGGAAATTTATTATACCGCTGAGAATACACTGCGTTCGCAGGTCACAGGGATGCGGTATTGGGAATTTTTCAACGGCGCGAACGATACGAGAGTTTTCTTATATGGAGACGGCACGGCGAAGGCGCTTTATTGCGGCATTACATCGGAGGGAGTCGCTTCGGCGGAGTATTTCCCGGATCTTTATGAGATGACCGTGGGCGATGAAAATACGCCGATCACGGCGATGGTCAAGCACTATGACAGACTTTTGACCTTCAAGCCGGGCAGCGTGTATGCGACGGAGTATTCTGCCACGACGCTGGCTGACGGCGCGGTATCGGCAGGATTCTACACGATCCCTCTGAACCGGGAGATCGGCAACGAAGCGCCGGGGCAGGTAAGGCTTGTGTATAACTTCCCGCGGTCTTTGTACGCGAGCGCGTTATACGACTGGAAGATGACGTCTTCCACGGTCAGAGATGAGAGAAACGCAAAAATGGTCTCCGAGCGCGTCAGAAGCACGATGCAGAAGGCGGACCCGAGCAAGGTTTTCATCTTTGACGATGACAGCAAACAGGAATATTACGTTTTTCTGAATGACACCGAGGGAACCGCGCTGGTTCACCGGTACATTGAAGACGCATGGTATAAATATACGAACCTTCCGGTCGTCTGCGCGTGCCGGAAGGGAGACGACACGTATTTCGGCACGTCGACCGGAAAGCTGGCGCTCTTTGACGAGATGGTGCACAACGATTTCGGCGAAGAGATCGACTGCGTCTGGGAAAGCGGCAACATGGACTTCGGTTCTGACTACCAGAGAAAGCACAGTTCGGTGCTCTGGGTGAGTCTGAAACCGGCGGCCGGCGCAAGGTGCACGATCTCGGCCCGGTCTGACCGGAAGAGCGAATATGCAGAGAAGACCGTCGCTGCGCAGGTTTTGAAGTTTTCCTCGGTCGATTTCAACCATTTTTCATTCAACACGAACCTGAGCCCGCATATGCGCAGAATCAAACTGAAGGTCAAGAAGTTCGTCTACTATAAGCTTTTGATCAGCGCGGTATCGATCGCGAACGACGTGACGGTTCTGGGCGTGGATATGCGGGTGCGGTTCACGGGCTATGTAAAGTGAGGTTAGTATGGAAATTTTCATGTGTGTGCTGCTTGGAATTTTGAGCCTGTTCATTCTTCTGCACTGCTCGGTGCTGCTTTTGATTGCGGCGTGCCTGTATAAAAAGCGTCAGCCGAAGGCGCTGATTGCCGAAGAAACGCCGGAGAAGACGGAGGAAGAGCGCAGGGCGGAGTTTGAAATGAAGCTTTTTAACGAGGGTGTGGCAAACATTTTATCGTATGGAAGCCCGAAGGAGAAGGATAGATGAAGAAACCGACGCCGGAACAGGTCCATAAACGATATGACAAGGGCGTGTCTTTTAATACGCAAATCGGGCTATACGACACGGTCACGGAGAATGAGAACTTTTTCATCGGCAAGCAGTGGGAAGGCGTAGAGGCAAACGGCCTTCCGACGCCGGTCTTCAACTTTCTCAAGCGCGTGACGCTTTTCCAGATCGCGACGATCAGCTCAAATAACCTTTCGATGCAGGCGACGCCGCTGAACTCCACGTCCCGGTACGGGCTTTCGCAGCTTGAGCAGGTGACGGACGTCATCAACAAGCAGTTTGCAGAGCTTTTTGAGCGGAACAAAATCGTGACGAAGGTGCGCGAGTTCATGCGCAACGCCGCGGTGGATGGCGACGGGGCCACATACTCTTGGTTTGACCCGGAGATGGACACCGGTCAGGAGGCGAAGGGCGGCATTGTCACGGAGATCATCGAGAACACGCGCATTATCTTCGGCAACCCCAATGAGCGGAACGTGCAGGAGCAGCCCTATATCATCATCCCCATGCGCAAGCAGGTCGAGTATGTGAAGAATCTGGCGGAGAAGAACGGCGTCAGGAAGGACGATATCGATTCCATCAAGGCGGATTCTGAGGCGTATGACAACAAAATGGACGCGCTGACGGACGACCGGGTGTCCATGTATATTTACCTCTATCGGGATTTTGAGACCGGGACGATCCACAGCTACAAATGCACGCAGAATGTGGAGCTCGAGCCGGACAAGGACACGGAACTGCGGTATTATCCCATCACGTGGATGAACTGGGACTACATTCAGGACTGCTATCACGGGCAGGCGCTGATCTCGCAGCTGCTGCCGAACCAGAAGTTCGTAAACAAAGCGTTTGCGATGGCGATGATCTCCCTTATGACGACGGCGTACCCGAAAATCGTCTACGACAAGACGAGAATCCCGCGGTGGGACTCAAGAGTCGGCGCGGCAATCGGCGTGAACGGCGGGGATATGAATTCGATCGCGAAGATCATCGACCCGGCGCAGATCAGCCCGCAGATTTCGCAGTTTATTGACCTCGCGGTCAACTACACGCAGAACTTCATGGGCGCGTCTGACGCGGCGCTGGGCGACACAAGACCGGATAACACGTCGGCCATCATCGCCCTGCAGCGGGCCTCGAACGCTCCCTTGGAGCTGGTGAAGCTCAATATGTACGACTCCATTGAGGATTTGGGCAGGATTTATCTTGACATGATGCGCGTGTATTATGGCAGCCGGTACGTGCAGGTGAAGTTCCTCTCCAAGCAGGAGATGAACAATCAGCCGCTCGGCATGAGCATTCAGGACGCGAACTTTAATACGCCGTTTGATTTTTCGATTCTGAACGAAATTCCGATGAGTCTGAAGCTGGACGTCGGCGCTTCATCTTACTGGAGCGAAATCACAACGGTGCAGACGCTCGATAACCTTCTGATGCAGGGGAAAATCGAGCTTGTGGACTATCTGGAGCGTATCCCGGAAGGGTATGTTTCCAAGAAGCAGGAACTGATCGATAAGCTCAAGGGGATGCAGGCGCAGATGATGGGCCAGCAGACGAGCTCCCCTGTCATGGGGCAGGGGCCGGAGGTTCCCGTAGAAGGCGGCAGCGGATACGGGCAGCTCCAAAGAGCGCTTAACAAAACGGGGGTGAGTTGATGGCGTTACCGGAATTTACTACTGACTTGAATATTATCCAGCAGTTGGCCGACGAGCCGAATGACGTCGACGGGCTTTCCGCGCAGGATCTCAAGGAGAAATTCGACGAGGCCGGTCTGACCATCCAGAAGTGGCTCAACGAAACGCTTCTGCCCGCGCTTATCGCTTCGAATCTCGGGTTTACGAAGACGACGGAGATCCCGGAAGAGACGATTCAGGCGGCAATCGTCAACGTGCAGGCGCAGGTCAAGAATATGGCCATCGGCGCAGTCCCGAACGGAAGCGTCAACTACCTGAAGCTGGCTTCGGACGTTACGACGCTGCTTACCAATTTGAGCAACGCGCTTTCTGACGCGCAGGATAAGATCGACGAGCTCGACGAGCGGCAGGTCGTCATTGACCCGGCGACGCAGACGAAAAACGGCCTCATGACCAGCACAGACAAGAAAAAACTCGACGGCATTGCAGAAGGCGCGACGAAGGTCCTCGTAAACAGTGAGCTTTCCGCAACGAGTCAGGACGCGATCATGAATAAGGTCGTCTATGCGACTGTACAGTCCCTGATTCAGGCAATCAACGGCAAAGCGGCTTCTACCCACGCGCACGTCATGGCAGACATTACAGATCTGAGCATCGACGCGGCCCCGGCACAGAATAGCGGAAATCCGATTTCGTCCGGCGGCGTGTTTACGGCGCTTCAGAATTTCAAGACGGCGACACAGTACACCGGGACGCTTCTGTCTACCGGCTGGGCCGAGGACACAAACGGGTATATGGCGCAGACGATCACGATCACGGGACTCAAAGCATCGTACACGGTCGACCCGCAGTGGGACGTGGCGCTCTCCGGCACAGACCCGGACGCGGACACGACGCTGCTTGAGGGCTTCGCTTTGATCCACAACTTCAAAACCGGCGCGAACAGCCTGACCGCGCAGTGCATCGGCGACGCGCCGGAAGTGAATATTCCAGTGAAGGTGGTGGCTTTCGGATGAGCGGGAGATCACCGAGATGGATTCAGTCCATTGTGTTTGGACATTTACGGCTAAGTATTTCTGGAACAACACTTCGAGTAAACGGACTTACTAAGGGTAGTACATATGCATTCCGCATCTATTATAAGCATTCAAGTTCCGGCAACTATGCCTCCACCCGAGAACCAGAAAGCGGGACTGTTACACTAGATGGTGAAACATGGACGTTCGATGCGTCAAGTCTTCTGACGGAAAGCGGGACTTATACAATATATGTAAATGCTTGGAATACAAAAGACAATATAGAAACCAACACGGTTGCATATGCGAAAGCATAGGAGGGGTTACATGGGATTTTTTCTAAGACGAGGCTATGCCCCGCCGCCGTTGCTTGGGGAAATTGAAGTAGGTCAACGAATCAAACTGAATGAATCCGGTGCCCCGGCCGAGTTTTATGTATCCAAGCACGACTATGAAAGCGGCCTAAATGGAGCAGGGAGAACATTGCTTGTTCGAAAAAACGGCCCCCAAGAAGGTTATTACAACTCGGGTAGCAACAGTTTTGAAGGTGGCGCTCTCTGGAATTGGCTCAACAAAACCTATTTACCAACACTTGATACTGACGTTCAGGCGGCAATCGGATCAACAAAGTACTATATTCGCGGTTATAATAGATACGACCAATTATATTCAAGTGTTCAAGAATCTGCAATATTCCAATTGTCCGCGTCGGAACTCGGAGTTTCAGGCTATGGCGGGGCTGCACTACCAATCGCAAGTATACTGCAAGAGGTGACTCTTGATGGAAGCAGCGGAAGTACAATGCAATGGACAACTACCACTATGACAAATAGTTTACGTGTTCTAGTGGTTGCGAAAAATGGAGTTAAAACCAGCGCGAGATGCGACGTTGAGGAGCACCTCTACCGGCCCGCTTTTACACTACCGGCAGAGTTCGTTGTTAGCAAAGATATGCTCGTATAGGAGGACACTATGTATATTACACACGACAATCAGACCTATCCGGGCGTGCGGGTTTACGCCACGACAAGCTCGGTACGGTTTACGGGAGAATCCCTTGCAGAGATTTCGGAGTTGACGGGCCTCATCATGGTGTTCGCCGAAAACGGCTTTCATCTACGCAGCTTTGACCCAACAGATTTTCTACGGCAGGAGATCTTAAACGGCTCGTGGCTTCTGACGAACGTAGCCGCCCCAACGCCGCAGCCGGTCATCGCAGCGCCAGTCACGTATGGTCTTCTTGTTTCCACGGCAAACATGACGCGGTTTTTGATGAAGGGCGCGAAGCCGGTGACAGCAGACGAGATCATCATGTGTTCGGCGCTTTATGACGAGTGGGAACCGGGAAGCCACGTCACAGGAGACGTTTTTACCGTCAGCGGCGACCCGTGGGAGTGCTTCCAGAGCTACGACAACGCAGTGTATCCGGACATCGCGCCGGGCAATTCTGCGTGGTACACGTTCAACAGGCCGTATCACGGCACATCCCGGGCGACGGCGCGGAACTTCGTACATCCGACGGGCGCACACGATATCTACAAAACCGGCGAATGGGCCATTCAGGACGGAAAGTTCACAAAGTGCCTTTCGGATACGTCCTACAGCATGGAGGAATACCCGGCGGCGTGGGAAGTGGAGGAATAAATGGGCGTATACAACATCGGAACCAAAGCTGGATACGACATTTCCGAGTCCCTGAAAAAGAATCTGGGCACGACCACGACGGTCTCTGACGGCTCTTCGTGGACGGCGGATAAGAGCGGAAATATCTGGGTCACGAAAGACGGCGTGACCACGAAGGCGAATATCACCTACAAGCCGACTGGCTCCGGTTACGGCCGGGGCAGCGGCGGAAGCTCCGGCGGGGCCAGTTCCGGCACGACAACAGAGCCGACGACTCCGGCGCAGGATTGGAGTACGCCGGGCGGCTCTGGCTCGAGCTCGACGGTCGACAATGCGGCCAGCCAGCGAGAGGCGTATAACCAGCAGATCCAGGACTATCTGAAGCAGCTCGAGGCAATGCGCGACCAGAAGACGCCGTCGGCGGCTGACCAGTCGGAGTATATCCGGCAGATGTATGAACAGCAGCTGGCGGCCAACAAAGCGCAGCTTGAGAGCGATTATAACCAGAACGTTTCGAATCTCGCGGGCGAAGAGAGCAAAATCGGCTCTAATTACTATGAGCAGCGGCGGCAGACGCAGTCGAACTCTGACCGGGCGCAGGCCAATTATAACGAGATGGCGAACGCTTCGGGGCTCAACACGGGCACGCGGGGACAGGCGCAGCTTGCAAGGAGCAATCAGTTACAGAGCGATCTCACGACGCTCAATAACGCCGAGGCGCAGAACCGGGCGGAAATTGAGCGGCAGCGGACGCTTCTAGGCCAGCAGTATCAGAACGCCATTCAGAAGGCGCAGGCGGAAAACAACATGGAACTGGCGCAGCGGCTTTATCAGGAGGCCGTGAGAGTCGACGAAAGCGTCATTGACGCGTCCAAGAACGACAGCCAGCGGGCTTTGGAAATTCTCAATATGATGCTCAGTCAGATCAGCTCTGACCGAAATCTTGCCTCGGAAGAGGCCAGACAGGCGGCGGAAATTGCGGCGGCCAGCGGCAAGTACGGGCTTTACGGAAAGCTCTACGGGCTTTCGGACGACGTCGTTTCCCGGCTGGAAGAGATCTATAACAAGGAGCTGGCCGACAAGGAGCTTGAGCGCGAAATGGGCATCTACGAATCGGCGAAGAATAATGGCATTGATCTGAAGCGGCAGTGGTCGTGGGGCTCGAGCACGAACAGGTGGTAAGGTATGATCACAAATAACGGCGAACGAAACCCGAATCTTCAGAAGCAATACGACAGCATCAAAACGACGCCGAAGACCACGACCAAGAAGACGTCTGGAAGTAAGACTTCCGCGGTCAACAAGACCACGACAGCGAAGGTCACGGGTTCTTCGAGCACGAGCGGCACGCTGACGACCGTCAAGGAGCAGCCGAAGAAAAGCTCGAGTTCGTCCAGGTCTTCGAGCTCTTCGAGCTCGGAACGGACCACAACCAAGAAAAAGACGCTAAGTCAGGCGGAAAAATCCGCCGCACTGAACGATCTGATGGACCGGGCGACGATCGGAAGCTCGAAGACCTACGGGCTTTCGTTCCAGAGCTCGGCCAATAAGACGTATAACCAGAGGCGGCAGTCGCTTTTGGAGCAGGCGACGAAGAATGGATACGCGGTTGGACAGAACACCAGAACCGCGCAGAACTTCCGCAACACGGTCAACCAGAAGCTCGGAAGCGCAATTTTGAGCGGCAAGAGCCCGAGCGAGGCCAGAAGCGCAGAGCAGCAGCGGCTTAAAAAGAGCGCGGCGGCACAGAAATCTGTGCTTCGAGATCAGGAGAAGGGCCGGAATCGGACAGTATCCGAGCTTGACCGGCAGATCAAGGCCATTGACAAGGAAATCGGCGCTTCTACGCAAAAAACCGGCCGGCCGGATATGCAGAAGGTCGCGGAACGGAACGAGCTTTCCAAGCAGAAGCGGGCCGTCAGCAATGACTACGGCGTGCTGGAATCGCTTTGGCGGTCCGTGGAAGCGGGCGCGGGCTCTTTTAACTCCGCTGTTACGAGCACGCTGAACGCGGGCAGAAACGCCCTCATGCAGCTGGAATCCATCATCAACGGCGGCTGGGACAAGAAGAGCAAAAAATTCGTAAAGGGCGATTCTCCCATCACAGCGTCCCTTTTTCAGCCGGTCGCTGACCTTGACGCCTATACAAAGGACACGACGGCGGGATTGCAGCAGAGCGCGGCGGAACGGTGGAGCCGGTACGGCAAGGCGGGCGATATTGCAAACCAGCTGACGCAGGGAACCGTTGCAGCAGTGCCGAATGCGATTCTGGCGATGGCGACGGCGGGCGGCTCTGCGGCGGCGACGCTTACCCCGGAGGCCTCCGGACTGACGGCGACGGTCGCGAACGCGGTGCAGAAGCTCTCCAAAGACCCGATGTACTGGACGAGCTTCATTCAGAGCTTCGGAAGCGGGTATGACGACGCCATTGAGAAGGGCACGACGGAAGACGAGGCACTTCTGGCAACGCTTCTTTCCTCGGCGGCAAACGCCATTGTGGAAATCGGCGGAGGCGTGGAGCAGCTTCCGGGCGAGCTGCGCGAAGCGGGGCTTACCAGCACGGAGAAAATCCGCAAGTGGGTATCTTCGTCTCTGGATGAGGGCAAGGAAGAAGTCATTCAGGGCATGATCGAGCGGCTTGTGAACAAGGCCGTGTATGATCAGGATGCGCCGTGGTTTTCGGCAAGCAATGAAGACGCCGTCATCAATCCGCGGCAGTCTTTGCAGGAAGGCGCGATGGGCGCGGCCATTGGCGGTATTTTGGGCGGCGGGCAGATGCTCACGCAGGAGGTTTTGAATGCGGCGAACCGGAATCGCATTGTAGACCCGACGGCGAGTCCACTCGATCAGGCGATTTTAGACGCGCTTCAGGGCGTGCAGACGCCGGAGAATGTGACGCAGACGAGAGAAGCAACGGCACTTGACAACGCGATTCTGGCGGCATTCAACGAAAATAGAAATTCCACCACACCTGAACAAACAACAGGATCGCCGGGAACCGGGCCTGTAAGGTCAGATGCAGTGGAATCTAGTACATCTACTATAAACGCTGCTTCCGAGAAAATCAAGGGTGATTTTGAAAAACTGATTGAAAAGAATAAGGGAAAACTGTCTTTCAATCAGTGGGTAGACTACGGAAATTCGCTTCATGGTGAAGACGCGGCTGCATTAAATGCGTTCCTCAACGATATTGAGGCCGGAAAAACGCAGTATAAGTATGATGCAGGCGGCGGCATCCATAAAGTTGACCCAGACAGCCATATTGATAACCGCGATATCAGCGACAGAATGCAGCGCGGCGGGCATTCGTTCCAGTATGACAACCCGGAGCTTCACGAATATATGAAGGAAGCGGCGGAACTGCTCTTGGACGATATTGCGGACTCGACCAAAGGCGAACGCTTCGCCACTCCGGTAGAAAACGGGGATAACGGCGGATATTATCACTGGACAGGAACAAAGCGGCGCACTACAAAAGGCATTGCCGAACTGAAAGACCGCTTTGGTATTTCGTGGGACAATCTGGCGCGGGCAGCCGAAAACATCATCAAGGACGAAGGCGCGGAAAACTATGCCGACGCGCGGCGCGTGGAGATTCTGCTCGACGATATGCTCACAAACGGGTATGACTCGATGACACCAAAAAGTGAATCGGGCACGTTTGTCCCGCCGAACGAGGACTATATCCGCGCAAAGCAGCAGATTCCCGGCGCGGATATGCGGCAAAAATCCGAAAATTCGGCGCTCACGTGGCTGATGGAAATGGAAGATGAGCAGAACGCGGCCGAAGAAGCAGCGAAACAGGCAGAAGCCGGTGCCATTTTGAATGAAGACACCAGCGCGGATGAACGCACGTGGCGAGGGGAGCGCCAGAAAACGTCTCCGGCCAGCACGACGGCAGCACAGATTGACGCGCCCGGCCCTGCGCCTTCTGGATTTGACCCGTTGAGTCACGCAAGCAACCAGTACGGCGCGATTCCTCCCGGCGAGAACCCTTCACGCGTGGTGGATATCCCGGCGTCTATGGATGGCGAGACAAAGGTCAGCCGCTTTGCCCGCACGGCAGCAGAGGCGCAGATCACGACCGACGAGATGGTAGGCAGAATCGAGCAGCTGGTGCAGGATGGGAAGCTCAGTCACGAAGTCTACGGCAACAAGCAGGCCATTGAAGACGGCGCGAAGCAGATCGAGCGGCAGTACGCCAGAGGCAAAAGCATCGAGCAGATTCGCAGTGAGTTTGTCCGGGACGCGAACGCCGGAAAGGCGGGCGCAAAATTTGTCTCTCAGGGAACGACACTTTATGCGGACGCCATCGCAGCAGGGGACTATAACGCAGCGTCTGACATCCTCGTTGCACTGACGGCGGTGGAAACAAACGCCGGTCAGACGGTGCAGGCGGCGCGGCTCATGAAGTCTTTAACGCCGGAAGGCAGAATCTTCACGGTGCAGAAGATGGTCTCCAATCTGGAGGCGCAGATCAACCAGAAGCGGCCGGCCAACAAGCAGATCGAGATCGATGTGCCGGATACGCTTCTGGAGACGTATCAGAACGCCGCGACGGCGGACGCGCAGGAAGCCGCTTTGCAGAACATCTATCAGAATGTCGCAGACCAGATCCCGACGTCTCTCGGCGAGGCGGCGCAGCAGTGGCGGTATTTTTCGATGCTGGCGAACCCTTCGACGCACGCGAAGAACATCATGGGTAACGTCTCCGGCGCGGTTGCAAAGATCGGCAAGGATAATCTGGCGGCGCTCATGGAAACGCTCGTTATCGGCGACAAGCCGGGGCAGCGCACGAAGGCGTTCCTGAACCCGGCAAAGGCCGCAGACCAGAACCTTCTGAATATGGCATGGGCCGACTATGATACGGCAGTAGACCTCTATGAGGACAGCACCGGGAAATACTCCAACGCAGCAGGCGACATCAACGACAAGCGCCGGTACTGGAAGATCAACGACCCGCAGAACGCTTTGACGCGCGGGCTTGATAAGGCTTTGAGAGTCGCGGAGAAGGCAAACGAGTTTAACAGCCGGGCGCTGGAAGTGGAAGATATGTGGTTTTCGAAGCCGATGTATTCCGTTGCACTGGCCGGGTATATGAAGGCCAACGGGCTCACAGAGATCACGGACGCGGCCAGAACCTACGCGATGAGCGAGGCGAAGCGGGGCACGTATAACGATCTGAACGCGGTTTCCAAGTGGGCAACGTCTCTTGGCAAGGGCAGCAAGCTCGGGCGGTTCATTTCGGGCACGATCTACCCCTTCAAAAAGGTTCCGGCAAACGTCATGGTGCGGACGGTGGAATATTCCCCGCTCGGATATCTGAAGGGCGCGTGGGATCTCGTGCAGATGCAGAAGGGGAACACGGATATTACAGCGGCAAAAGCCATTGACGATTTTGCCGCAGCCACAACGGGTACGGCACTTCTCGGCATCGGCGCAATGCTGGCAAAGCAGGGCATTCTTCGGGCGACGGGCGTCGGCGACGACAAGGAAAAAGAGCAGCAGAAAAACGCGTTCGGCGCGAAGGATTTCTCAATTCTGGTCGGCGATACATATGTCCCCATAGACAGTTTGACATTGACCGGAACGGGGCTTCTCACGGGCGCTCAGATCTGGGAGGCGGCACAGAACGCGCGAAACGGCGATACGCCGATTTCGTTTGATGATTTTTTAGACGCGATGTCCAAAATCACTGACCCTGTCTTTGAACAGTCGATGCTCAGCGGACTGGAGAGCATTTTTACGACAATCCAGAATTCCGGCAAGAATGGGCAGGGCGAAGTTTTAACAAAAATCGGCGTGCAAATTCTCGGCAACTATGTCGGGCAGTACGTGCCGACGCTCATCGGGCGCGTGGCGGCGAGTTTCGACAAGAACCAGAGAAGCACGTACCTTGAGCCGGATGGTGCGTGGGGCCCGGTACAGACGGCGGTGCAGGGTGTGCAGAAGAAGCTTCCGGGGCTTCGGGAGAATATGGCCGTCAGCTACGGAAACTGGGGCGTCCCCGTGGAAGGCAACGGCGCAAACGGTTTTGGAGAAGGCCTTTTCAAAGCGGTCACGCCGGTATACCCCTCCAAGCAGAAGACGGACGCTGTAGAAGAAGAAATTGCGCGGCTTCACGATGTGAATTCCGACTACTCCAATTTCTATGTCCGGCCAAAGAAGAGCATTTCCGTGAATGGCGAAGATATGAAATTGACGTCAGAACAGTACGGGAAATACGTCGAGACGAGCGGCCAGACGGACTACAATCTCCGGAAGAATATGCTGGAAAGCGATATCTACAAGGGCCTTCCGGACGATATGAAATCCAAAGCAATGAGCCTTTCGCAGGAATACGCGAACGCACTCGGCAAGGAAGCGGCCGGCGTCGGCTACGAGAGCGACGAGAAGTGGATCAACGAGCTCAAGGGCAAGAGCGACGAGGAAGTTTTGAAGGCGATCCTTGGCAGGGCCATTGACGCTTCCGGCGGACTCGGAGAAGTGGACGCGAAGAGCGTCTACAGTGGGACGCAGTATGCCGGTCTCAGCGGCGAGGTCATGGACAAGTCTTTGGAATATGCAAGAGTATATGAAAGCGCAATTGAGAAAGAAAAGCTCGGATACCCCATTGAAACAGGATGGATTGCAGAAGCGAAGGGCCTCTCCAAAGAAGAACGGACTGACCTTTTCATCCAGAAGGCGGCGGAAAGCGTCTCTTCGTCGATGGGAGGCAGCAAGATTGAAAATCTCGGTACGATGCTGGATGCGGGGACGATCAACGACGCGGCGGTTTACGCGGCGCTGAGTGCAGATGATCTTGACCGGTATATGGAGGTTGGCAAAGGAAAGCTCAGTACGGACAAGCTCTTGGACGCGATGAGCTACTACAATTCCGATGCGTGCAAGGCGGTGAAAGACTGGAACGGGGACGTTGTCGAAGGAAAGAGTCAAGCCGAAAATTATGTAAACTTCCTTCAGGGAACCGGATGGTCCGACACGGAGAAGGCTGCGGCGTATTTGCAGGAGTACAAGAGCCTCAAGGATATGCCGGAACAGTGGCTTTCCGCCGTGGATGACGATATGGTCATGGGCGCGATCGGGAAAGACGATCTTGCAAAGTGGGAATCGCTCGGCAGGGACACGGTGAGCGCCGAGAAGGTCTTACAGGCGGCTTATAAGTTTGACACGCTGGAATCCGACAAGGACGCGAACGGCAAATCTATCAGCGGCAGCAAACAGCAGAAGTACATTGACTATCTTGACAGCACGGGCATGAGTGAAAAGGAAAAGCGAACGCTCTTCCTTATGCGTTACACGGAAAAGAACTGCCCATATGGGACTGAGGATGCAGCGCCTGCTTCTTCGGCGGCAACTGTCAGCCCCAGCAACGCGGCGGTCACAACGAACGGAAGCGGCTCTTCCGGTTCTGGAAGCTACAGTTCCGGCGGGTATTCCGGCGGCTGGAGCAGAGGCTCGGAAGAAAAGAGTCAGGCCCAGAAGGCATATGAGCGCTTCGGCATGGCGGCAGGAGCCACGGAAGCCATGTATCAGGAGGCAAAGCAGGCAAGAGACAACATTTCCACAGTCTACGACATGGACGGGAACGTTGTGCGCAGCGCGGAAGATCAGTTCGATTCCTGGCTCGAGCGCAGGAACTGGACGCAGGATCAGAAGGACGCGGTACGGGCCGGATTCTACGCGGATACGGTGAAGAACCTTCAGTATCTTTCCTCGGAACTGCGGCAGGGCAATATCAGCGTTGCGTCTGCCAAGAGTGAGCTTTCGCCTACGATGCAGACCGGATGGACACGGAATGTCATGGACACCGGCGCGGCAATGGCCGATTACATCGACGCTTGGGCGTATTTCAAGGAGGCCCCGAACGCCGACGAGCGGAAAGCGCAGGGCTTTGGCACGAAATGGGCTTGGTTCTGCAATTACCTCAACCAGACGGATATGACAGCAGAGCAGAAATACGCTTTTGCGGTCAGCGTGTCCAACTACGCAGACAGCACCAAGCGGAAGATCCAGAAGGCCGTCGGCTGGGACGGGGTATCCTCGGCAGAGCCGACGGCCCCGGAAGAGACCTATGATCTGCGGACGGACGACGGCTATCGCGCGTATCTGAGCCTTCTTCTCAAGCGCACGAGCCGGTATGAGGCAAAAGACGGCTCTGTCTGGACGCTCGGGACAAACGGGGAAGTCGTTGCGCGGACGAAAGACGGTCGTCAGCTTCGCGTGCGGGCGGTTCTCGGCAAAAACGGCTTTGAGGATATCCCCGGGAGCGGCTACACGGTCGGCTCGAAGGCGGGACAGCTTGCGTACAAGATGATGCAGAACGGCGTCATGAAGACGTGGCAGGCCCCGGACGGCTGGACGTGGAAGCTTGTAAACGGCGAGATCATCGCGGAGAAACACGGTACAAAAATACCTGTCCGGATGGCCGGGTAAATATAGAAGGGAGCGCCTATGAATGAAGTAGAAATGGAACACAGACTGACACAGACAGAAGCGTTGGCAAGGGACAACAAGCGCCGGATCAACGACTTGGAGGCAGACAATAAGGCGCTGCAGGAGCTGACTTCGTCTGTGAAGGTGATGGCAGAACAGTTTAAGGCGATGAACGAGAAAATCAACAAAATGGATAAGACCGTGCAGCGCCTTACGGACAAGCCGGGGACGATGTGGGAAGGGGTGATCAAGAGCATCGTCACGGCGTTCATTGCAGGAATTGTCGGATATATGCTTTACAGGCTGGGCCTGAAAGCGTGAGAAATTTGAAAGCTGAAATTTGAAAGGAGCTAACAGGATGATGAACAAGAATTGGTGGAAGGCAGCGGGTATCCGCGCACTCAAGACGGTCGCACAGACGGCGGTCGCGACGATCGGCACGTCGGCGCTTCTGGACGAAGTGAACTGGATTGCGGTCGCTTCGGCGTCGGCGCTGGCGGGTGTTCTGAGTTTGCTGACTTCGGTTGCGGGGCTTCCGGAGGTAGAAAACAAGTGAGCGTGCTTATCGGGCAGGCCAGCATTGATGAACGGGGAAAGATTACCGGCGGCAGCGCCGGTAATCAGTCCGGCTGGGAGCTGAATATCCGGGATTGGTATGCGAACGGCTGGACACTGGTTCTGCGGCCAAAATGGAGAACCACGGCCAAGAAGATGGCGGCGGCGTGCCGCGCGGGCGTGGGAAATCAGCACATCGGGTATGACCAGTGGCAGAGAAACACGCTGCGGTATTACGCGCGGCTTTCTAACTGGAATCTTGCGGCGGTCATAGACGACTGCGAGACGGACTGCTCAGCGTTTATGGCGGTCTGCGCGGAGGCGGCAGGCGTGAATATGGAGCCGACATACACGGCAGGAAACGCCCCTGCGACGTTCCAGATGCGCGAAATGTGGGCCAGAACCGGTGCGTTCGAGATCCTTGATGATGCAAAGTACTTAAAGTCTTCGGACTATCTTCTCGAAGGCGACGTCATCGTCAACGAGTTCCGGCACACGGCGATGGTTCTTTCAAACGGAAGGAAAGCGGAAGGAGAGTTAGAAATGGTTGAAAAGTCGAAAATCATTGTCGACGGGAAGGAATTTACCGTGGACAGGATTTTGAAAGACGGCACGAACTATATCAAGGTGCGTGATCTTGCGGCGGCACTTGATCTGGACGTGTCCAATCAGGGAAGCATTGCAGTTTTGACGAGAAAGTAGGGATGAGATGCAGCGCGGGCTTCCGTTAAAGCCGCGCAGTGAGTGGGAGCACCTTATTTCCGAATGGGTTCATAACGCACTGTATCGGGAGATCATGCAACGGAACATCTGTGACGGGGAGACTGCCGAACGCTTAGCCGAGCGGTACGGGTTCTCTGTAAACGGGATGAAGGGCATTATCAAACGATGCACGGAAATTCTGTTAAAGGCAGGCGCTTAGCGCTTGCCTTTTTCTGTGCTCTTTATGGCCTTTGGCTTGGTTTTTTGTGATAGCGATTTCCCTCAGAATGATAGTAGGAACTGGCCGGTTCACTATCTTTTGGGGGGTATTTTTTATGGAATATGCAAGCAACGGCAAGGCGAACGCCGCTTTGACCACGGGCATTATCGGCACTGCCGGTGTCGGGCTGGGCCTGCTCGGCAATCTTCTCGGCGGCGGCTGGGGTCTGAACCCGACGGCGGCCGCGATGGCTGCGGGCGCTGCGTGCAGTGAGAACACGCCGGTCACGCGGTATGAGCTCGACCGGGAACAGCAGCTGGCGGCGAAGGACTCGGAGATCGCGCTTCTCAAGGCCAACACCTACAACGACCAGAAGTCGCTGGAGCTGTACGCCTACATCGACGGCCAGCTTAAGGACATCCGCAAGACGCTCGGCGATCAGGCTGTGCATAATCAGCGCACCGAAGACAGCTTCGTGCTGGCCCGTCAGGACATCGCGTCGGTCAAGTCCGAACTGCATCGCGAAATTGAGATGGAGGCCGAGCGGCGCTGCTGCGGCGATAATTCTATCGTCACCTACGCCAACGCCACCTTTTATCCCAAGCAGGTCGCAGACGTCACCACTGGCACCACGACCACGGCGCAGACGCTCTACAATCCGCTCCCGAAGTGCGGGTGCTGCAACAACTAAGCCAAAGGGGCGGCAATAGCCGCCCCGCCCTTTTAAGGAGGTATTTTTATGGTGACGATCGATCAGGCGATGCGCGGCGCTGTCCGCTTTATCGAGACGGAGATCCTGCCACACCTTCCAACGGGGAAGGGCATCGGGGCCGGAATCGCAGTTGCGCTCATTATGGATGGCGGGAAGGAGAAGATCCTCTCCCTGCGCAGTCATCCAGTCGTGCAGATGATGGGCGTGATGGATGAAAACGGGAACGTCAACATTGACCGGCTTTACAACGCGGCGCGGCCAAAGTTTGAACAGAAGCTTCCGGTTTCCGTTCCCTTCATCGGAGAGTTGAAATTTGACCAGAACGATGTAGACAAGCTCTACAGGTATATTCAGGAGGCATAATGAAACAGTATATGGACAAGCTCTATGAGCGGCTTTGTGAGTTGATGGAGCGCCCGGCGACGACCGGGAACGCCGAAGAGGTCATGCTTTACGCGAAAACCATCCACGCACTTGAAAAGTTGGAGATGCACGAGCCGTTCACGAAGAAAGACGCGCTTCACTGGACAGAGGGCATGGAAAACAGCGACGGCACGACGGGGCCGCAGTGGACAATGGACGAGACGAGCGCGATTGCCAAGAGCATGGGCGTGTATCTTCCGGGCTGCATCTGGTTTGCGGCAATGAACATGATGCGCTCGGACTACTGCTTGGTGGCGCGGAAATACGGAGTCGACCGGCCGGAGTTTTACGCAGATATGGCGCAGGCGTTTTTGTTTGACAAGGACGCGGGGGAGCCGGAAGAGAAGATTTCGGCATACTATCACTGTATCGCAAAGCCGGAAATCTATTAGCATTTTTCATTAGCATTTTGTGTTCCGGGGATGCATTTTTTCTTCCGGGAATGCACCACGTTTGCCGCGAAAACGGAACGCCAAAAATGGCCAGAAGCATTGGAAATACAAGAAAAACCTGCAATCTCAATGGATTGCAGGTTTTCTTTTTTTGGTGACCCGTACGGGAATCGAACACATAAATAACAAAGCAAATATGCTGAATTATCAATGTACTTTTTTACTTGTTAGCATTTTCGTTAGCATTTTCTTCTTGCTGGCTTGTACTTTCAAAGAACGCGGCCATTTTATTTCGGGCTTTCAGACGATCACATTGAGCCAGATGCGTATAGATTTTACGCATGGTGTTGTAGTCAGACCAGCCGCCCAATTCCATTGTGTCCTGTTCGCTCATGCCGACATGGTAGGCCAGAGAAGCGAAACTATGACGAAGCCCGTGCACGCCAACTTTCGGCAAGCCGTTATTCTCGCAGATCTGATTGACCCGCCAATACAGCGTTGTTGGGTTTGCGGTATAGATCAGCCCGGTTCGCTTTTCCTCTGGAACGGCTTTGATGGCCTCTATCAGTTCCGGAATCATAATCGGGACAACGCGACGGGAAGACGTGTTTTTGTTTTCACTCTTTTTAATGAGTTTGCCATCTTCGTCGAGAACGGAAGAACCGTGCACGGTAATTGTCTTTTCGTTGATATCGACCATTTCGTAAGTCATGGCGAGAACTTCGGAGCGGCGCAAACCATGCAGCGCGAGAAGCGCCGGGATTTCAAAACGGTCTCCCTTGAGAAGCTTGACAAATTTCAGAATGTCGTCTGGCTCCAACCATTGTTTGTCAGAGCGAATGACCTGCGGAAGGCGAATTTCGGGAACGGGGAAATTTGCATGGTGGAGTGCTGACGCCAAAAAACCCCACGCGTTTTTCAACGTTTTTGCAGAAATGCTTTTCGCTTCGTCGTCAATTACTTTTTGCCAGTCTTTGATGCTATCGGGCGTGGAATTGGAGATAGAAAGAAAACGTGTTTTCTTGATACTGGCGTATCCTCGAACAGTTGCAGGGGAAGCCGTTGCACGGATATTATCTATATAAGCCTGCATCAGATCGGAAATGGTACGTTCTGTTTTCTTTGCTATTTGACGCTTCCCGGCAATGTGCTCGGCCTTGATGAGCTGCGCTTGCTGGATGCATTCTTTCTTGCTGGATGCAGAAACGGGGACACTGACGCCGTTCAGGCGCATTTGGATGAACCATGTGCCGCTTGGCAGCTTCTTAGGCTCTGGTACTTTCATGGCTACAACCTCGCGCTTGCTGTGATCTGGATGGCCCCGGCACGGAAAATGCCGCCGTTCGGAAACACGAAGCGGTCTATCAGAATGTAGGCGAGAAATACGGCAAGAATGAAAATCACTGTAAGAGACCAGCGGTGGGAGTTCTTGAGATTATCATAACGCATGGCGTCCATAATGCTTCGCTGCTGCGCGGCCTGAAGCTGTAAATTCAGCTGCTCATATGTAAGCTTGTCCCCTTCGGCAATCTGCCGCTGTTGGAGAAGGGCGGACATCGGAACCTGTAATTCATCGGCGATCTTCTGCAAAGCCGAAGACGGCACGTCCGAGCCGTTCTGATAGCGGCTTAGCGTCGATATTGGGATACCGGTCTTGGCCGAAAGCTCTGTCAGGCTCAAACCGGCTCTTTCTCGCTCGTCTCGGATGAAATTTTGCACATTTTCCATTTTCCAACGACCTTTCCACGTATTTTTCGCACGTTTCCCGCTTCTGCTTCTCGACTTCCCATGAAAAAACAGATACGCTGGGAGTACGGGCGGCTCCCACTACTGCCCAGCAAACAAAGACCCCGCCGCTCGGTGGCTCGGCGGCGGGGCAATCTCAAGATTCTCTGTGCCGCTCTTCTGCGTCGATATGTCCATGAACCATCATCATAATTGCTGCAAACGTTAAATACCCAGCTCTGATGTAGAGCCAAAGCATGGAGCCGCCAGCGACTATTCCACGGAAGGAGCCCCAGACTACAAGAGCATATAGGGCAATCGAAATGATACCAACGAAGTAATATCTGAATGCGTGGTTAGACGGATAAATTTTGTCAGATAAATAGACAAGCAACACAGGAAGAAACCGAGCGGATAGATAAACCAAAGATACAAACAGGCTCCCAAATGCCATTGTAAGAAGAATGATAGCAATGGTCGGAAGCGTACCGAGCCAATAAACGAGGTATTGCCCCAATTTACATATCAATTCCGATATGAATTCTATACAAAGAGACATAACGACAGTGCAAATCCATGCGATGGGACGAAGAATCCAGCTTTTCTTTTTCTCCATATAGCACACTCCCTGTCCAATAATTTGGATTTATTCAAAATTCTAGTGTAGAAAGTTGAATATGAAATTTGTGGAATTTTGCATATTGTATTTCCTAAACATCTGTTCTAAAATATCAATACGCCGCGAAGAAAGGAGAACGCAAATGACACGCGAAGAAGCAACGAAATACATAGAGCGTCTGACTTACGACGAAAAGCGACAACTCAGCGATTTGCTAAGAGACCTTGCACAAAAGCGTCAACCTTCTGCATCTCTTCGGGTGTCAAAGAAACCAGACGCGAAATAAGCTCCTCGTCTAAAATCCTCTCGTCCTCCGGGACGGGGGGATTTTTTTCGTCTGTCTCGCCCTTTAGCCATTCAACGGAAACGTTGTATTTGGCTGAAACGACATACAAGTAATTTCTGAACGACTTTGTTTTCCCAGCTTCCCACTCAGAAACAATGTTTGTTGGCGCACCAATGGCTTCACAAAACTCTTTCTTTGCCCCGTGAACATATTTTCCGTTCTCCTTTTTAGGGATGAGAGAAAGCATCCGTTCCAGCATAATATCCATACCATCACCACGTGAATTGTGCAATTCTACAAAAACTAGAAAACTCTAATTTTGTTATTGAATTATTAGAATTTATGAGTTATTATATGAGTGTACCGAGAAGGTACAGCAAAGCAGCCCCTCGGAGAGCGGCAAAAAGCAGTGTTTTCTGAACAATTTCATTGTAACACCGCACCCGAAGAGTTGTCAATCATTATTACTCATATTTATGAGGTTTAGGGGGCGAGAAATTGAATTTGAAGGAACTCCGGTTGAAAGCTGGGCTGACGCAGGCTGAAGTTGCGAAAGAACTGAATGTGAACCAGTCGGCGGTACACCTGTGGGAGACTGGGAGAACACGCATTGCACGGAAGCATCACGAAAATCTGGCGAAGCTTTACAAGGTGACCGTATCTGAGCTTTTTGCGGGAGGTGACGGCAATGCCTAGACAGCTGGTCAAGCGGACGCTTGATTACAACATGTCCATGAGAATTCGGGGAGAGATCAAGGCACAGGGGATCACGGTCGAGAAGGCTTGCGAGTACGCGGGCGTTGGAAGCACGACGCTTTATGAGCTTTACAAGAAGCCGACGAAGTACTTTCCGCAGGCGCTGCGGCTCATGCGGAATCTGACGATTCCGATTGACGATGTGCGGGCGATGATCTGCTACCCGTGATAGGGAGGCGATGGCTTGAGCAGAAGGAGCTTTGGCGCTTACGTGAAAGCAAGGCTGCACGATCTGGGTATGGCGCAGAGCGATCTTGCAGACTGCTGCAACGTGACGCAGGGCCACATCAGCAATGTATTGAATGGCCGGGCGAGCGCCCGGAATCTGAAACCGGTCATCTATTCTGTGCTGGATCAGTGGGAGGCGCAGAGGAAGGCCAGACGGAAAAAACATATTCCTTAAAGGAGGAAGAAAATGCAGGATGTTGAAATGATCACGGGACTGAACCACCGCAGAGCCAGAGAACGTGAGCTTGGCCAGAGATGGAGCAGCATTGAGAAGCTGCACAGGAGACAGTCGGAAATGCTGAAGCTCACGAACACGGTATGCTTTTCTGTGGGCTGTATGCTGATCGGCGGGGCGGCGTTTGCGATGGGCCTTGGGCTCTTCAGGGCAGCTTTGATACTGGGCGGGCTTTCCGGGTGCTGCTTCTTCGGGGCGGCGCTGACGGATTATTAAATATGGTAAGACCGTGCAAGGGCTGCGCAAAAGAACATAAGCGCTGCAAAGGCTGCGACGATTGGCGCGAGTGGTTCCCGCAGGCGTTTGATTTCATGGCAGAGGCTGTTCGAAACCTTGCCACGGAGGCAAAGCGCACAACGTACAGGGACATCGTCTATTGGACAGTTTTTACGGAACTGTGGAGGTAAGAATGCGAGATTATGAAAGAATTCGCGAGATCATCCAGTATTGCAGGGCCTTCCCGGACTGGTTCTTCGGATACCTTCTGGACTCCGTCGCTTCCGACGAGAAGGTTATGGACGTGCTGGAAGAGTACGCGGACTGGAGCGATCAGGATATCAAGGGGTTCTCCGCGTGGTCGGGGAGCTGATTTATAAGAAAGGAACTTGAATCATGGGCGACAACAAATCATTCGTTTATCTGGATGCAGACCGGTATGAAGATCTGGTGTCAAGAAGTACGCATCTCTTTATGCTCGAGAAGGCATACGAGGAACTGACATCGTACCGGTTTGACGATTTTGTGAAGGCCCTCTTCGGCGAGAAGACGGGAAGCCCCAATGAATAATTTCGGACCGTGTACGCAGGACTGCCCGACACGGAAAGCCGGATGCAGCGCCTCTTGTGAGGCATGGAAGGCCGCAAAGCGCGAACGGCTGAACGGTTACAAGAAACGTGCTGAGGCTATAGACCGGGCCCAGATGACCGACGGCGGGGCGAGAAACTGCCGCAGGGCGGCAAGAGGGAAACGAAAGATAGGAGGGGAAATGTGAAATGAGAACGAAAAAAGACGGCGAGTTTCGCAGCAGCGTCTACACGCAGCGTCCGCCGTATGCAGACTTTGATGCACCGCAGAAGTTTCAGGCGATTCAAAGCATCATTGCAAAACGGTTGAAAGAGCATCCGAACGCGATGTGTTCGTACTCCGGAGGAAGTGACAGCGACATCATGCTGCATATGATCGAGACGGTCCGCAAGATATTCAATTTGCCGCCGGTCAGGTATTTCTTTTTCGAGACGGGGCTTGAGATGGAGG